ATGGCTATCAGCGACACTAAACTGCGTACCATTCATGGTAAACCATATTCCGGCCCACAAGAAGTGGCAGACGCTGACGGTCTCAGTGTACGCATTTCACCGAAGGGCGTGATTCAGTTCCAGTACCGGTATCGGTGGCAAGGTAAGGCGCAGCGACTTGGATTAGGACGATACCCCGCAATAGCACTCAAAGACGCCAGGCTGATCACTGCTGAGTTACGAAATCTGTATTTCAAAGGGGTCGACCCCCGAACTTATTTTGAAGAAAAATCAGAAAATCTGATGACGGTAGCGGAATGCCTGGATTACTGGTTTGATAACTATGTCCGCGTTAGCCTCAGGCCAAAGACGCAGGCACTTTATCAGTCCACTGTAATGAAGCGTATGTACAATGCGTTTCCACGGCGACCAGCTGCCTCAATCACCGTTAAACAGTGGGTAGAGCTGCTCACCGAAGAGGAAAGAGATAATCCGCGGCGAACGCGTCAGGTACTCAGCCAGTTGCGCTCAGCAATCAGCTGGTGCATGCGACGTCAGGTTATCGATAGTTGCGCGATTATGGGTATTCAGCCAAGGGACTTTGGTACGCGAGCTGACGTCGGAGATCGCGTTCTATCATACCATGAGCTTGCTCAAATTTGGCAGGCGATTGAAAGAAGCAGGGCATCAACTTCAAACAAACTGTTGCACCAGATGCTGATGCTATGGGGGGCCAGATTGTCGGAACTTCGCCTCGCCACACGGCTGGAGTTTGATTTAACAGAGAAGGTCTGGACCGTCCCAAAAGAGCACAGCAAAATGGGGAATATTATCCGCCGACCAATTTTTGAACAGATAGAACCTTTACTTGAAAGGGCGATGACGACCTATAAAGATATTCTTTTCCCTGGGGCGGAAATCCATGAACCTATCACCATTGCTGCTGCTAACAGGTTTGTTAACCGTATAAGGGGGGAAATGGATCTGGGCTACTGGCGCACCCATGACTTCCGAAGGACGTTGGTTACGAGGCTTTCTGAAATGGACGTTGAGCCTCATGTTACAGAAAGAATGCTCGGACATGAGCTGGGCGGCGTGATGGCAGTGTATAACAAACATGACTGGATTGAAGCTCAGCGTAAAGCCTATGAGCTTCACGCTGATAAGTTATTCTGGCATATCAGGAAGATTTCTGGTTGACGCCACCATTTTGAAGCCAGTGATTGAATGCCTCTCGAAGGTAGGCCTTCGGGTGCGTCTTTACTGGCTTCGGGAAATTATGCCGTTGCGTATAGTTCCAGATTGTTTGACGTGATGAGATACCCAGGATACTCATCACTTCTTTTTCAGGTATCAGACTTGAATCTGTCATCACTTCTCTCCAGTGGCCCCGTTCGGGGCCGTTGATATTTCGTTATCAGCTGTCACGGCGCCATGCGATCGGCAACGGTTCAGGTAAAATCCACAGGTGACGCATATTGGCAACGTTCACCACGTCGCGTTCCGCCGGGTAAATCTCGACCGCATCCCGATCCGCATAGCCAACGGCGTTTTTGATTTCCTGCAATGCGTCCCAGGTGATGCCATCCTTCCAGCGCCCGTTCATTCCCATACCGGTTGTGTTAACGCTCAGGCGGATCACGCCTTCCTCTTCCCTGAATTCCTGCACCAGAAAATATGAGTTGGCCCATACATGGGTGCGTTTCGGGTCGTGAAGCTTTTGCGGCCACTGCGCTTTCGGTACTTCTTTAAAATTACAGGTCATGATTTTCCCCTGAGTCCCATCACTGGGCTGGCCAGAGCCCGCAACCGGCGAGGTTTATCTATCGGTGTCGCGATGTAGCTGTGCTGACAGTTCCTGATCTCGACGCGAAGTTTGGTCCCGTCTACCCGGATCATGTAGTCCATGCTTTTGCCGGTTATACCGTAATCTCCGAAACGCTCGTAATGCTCCTGGAGCGCTGCGGCGCAAGCCTGTCGTGCCACGGGAGATTGTTTGCTGCCTCTGTTAATTAGTCTCATCGTTAACCGGGAGGGCGAACCCTCCCGCCTCCCTTAGCCGACATACTCAGGTTTCATATCCAGCAAATTGATGCTGAATTTCTCGTACAGTTCATCGCCTAGATGACGCTTTGCCGCCGTCAGGGTTTGCTCAGCCTTCGCAAACCGTTCAGCAGCTTCCGGTTCACCCGGCTGCGGCAGGGAGTTAATCGTCGCCTCGATTTTGTTGCGAGCGTTCACCCGGTGATAACGCTGTGTGGCTTTGTTCTTGAGTTCCGTGAACAGCGCTGAGCCCAGAGTTGCCTTGGCCTGGTTAATGTCTTCGCCCACGGCTTTCGCAGCGTCGATGTCTTCGGCGGCATCAATGCGATAACGAAATTCATCGGCGATAGCATCAATATTCACCGTGGATTCCCGCGCGCTGCTGGTGGTTGCGGCAGTGTCACTAGCGATTTCTTTCAGGTCCACGTGCTGCGGCGGCGGGTTAATCTCTTTCTCTGCGCGCGGCTCGACTTCATCCGGGCTGTAAACGCCCAGGATGACTTCCGGGCAGTACAGGCGCGCCCAGTACTTTACTGCGAGATAAGCGATCTGCTGCTTCGGTGCTGTCTTCCACAGTGGTGAGTTCCGGGTGGTAATATCAGACAGGTAGATTGGTTCGCCCCAGGTGATCTCCGCTTCACCGCGCAGGACTGCACCGACACGGATATAAAGGCCCAGTTCATCACGACCCTCTTTTTGGCCGGCGATCTTCTCCCAGTCTCCGCCGTACTCGTAATGGAATCGGCCCTGAATAGCGCTAGAGCTGGAAATCACCGCATTCACCAACTGCGCCTCGTAACCCAGCACGCCGTTTACCAGGTGCGTTTTCTGGGCGACTGCGTAAGGGTTCATGCCCCACTGCATGGCCTGCATGACAATCGCCATGCAGTCCGCAGGTTTCCCCGCCAGATGTTTGGGAACGGTTACGGCAGACTGGGCCATCAATTCGGCAAACTGGGTAAGCTGGCCCAGCGCCTGCACGTTGAATACTGCGTTGCTGGCAGAAATGGTGTTCGGAGCCTGCTCAGTCGTGATGATATTGGTATTTTGCATGGTCAAATCCTCCATTAAGCCAGGCGCAGCGCTTCAAGGCGGCGTTGGTCGAAATCGTTCAGTTCATCGGTGTAGTCAGCAGTGATCGGCGCTGGCCACTCGCCAGTATCAAAGCCGGTCGCGATAGCACGCATCGCCTTGCGGTACTCCAGCATGCCCAGTTCCAGCAGTTCGGCCGATGCCTCGATAATGGCGATCCAGTGGTAGTTCTCGTCTTTGTTGACAAAAATCCAGAAGAACTGGTCAAGCGCCGCCGTCTCGCAGTACATGGCTGCGCTCAGGTGGTAATCGCGGTCGATGATTTCCCGGTGCAACCTGGCGCGCAGACCTTCCTGCTTGACGTTCCACATGCTGATGGTTTTCAGGTCTGCGCCGATACGCACACCGTCAAGGTCGATTTCCAGATCCGGGCGTACACGTACTTCCAGCCCGGTCTCGTCGTCAAACCCGAAATAACTCACCTCAACAGCGCGGCTCGGGTGCGTCAGCAGCTTGCCGGCGGTAGGGTGAGCCAGAAGCGCTTTCTGAATGTTCAGCGCGGTGCTCAGTTGCTGGCGGGTGACCAGCACTTTGCCTTCCGGGTTCTCGCGCCACGCATCCAGCAGTTCGTCGGCGAACACGGCGCCCGGGTTAACAGACTTCACGGCCTGAATCAGGTCAGCTTTGGTGCCGGATACTTTTAGCGGCTGCGGCTTCTGCGCTTCCTGTGCCACCAGGTCAGGATTAACGATCGCCAGTTGTTCGAGCAACGCGTCACAACTGCCACTGGTTTTTACCGGAGCGGGCAGGGTGGCGTTGTACTCTTTGATACAGGCCTTCATTGCGACAGCGGTCTGCTTCTTGTCTGCCTCGATACGCTGGAACTCAGCTGGCAGAGTCATATAGCTCTGCGCTGTTTCTTCCAGGCTGCCACCCATCGGCACCTGCGCAGGCAGGGTGGCGTTGTGCTCTTCAAGCAGCGCTTTGATATCGTCTGCGCTTAGCAGCGCGGGGAGGCTGGCGTTATGCGCGTCGATAAACGTGCGCAGCGTTGCCGTGGTGGTGAATGCACCTTCCGGGATTTCAGGTTCAATACTGAATTCTGTGTGCAGGTTCTCCGGTTGCAGTGCCAGCGCATGCACCAGGTTACCCATATCCAGCACTTTGGACTGCTCGCGGGAAATGGTCTTTTCAACGTGGCGCGCATTGAAATACATCAGCGATACACGAGCATCTTTCACCATGGTTGAGCTGATACCGTTCGCGGCGTGGTAAACGTTATTCGGTAAACCTTCATAACGGCCTGGTTCGAAGAAAGCCGGATACTCAATAGCTTTTGGTTCAGTTTCTGGCGAAGATGGCTCGCTTTGTTGCTGATCCGGTTCAGACTGGGCCGGTTTAACAGTTTCCTGGTTCGTTTCCGGCTCAGTGTGGTTAGCCAGGCGTGGAGCGTTAGCCGCGAAAATACCGGCAGCGTTTACGGCATCTGCCTGCGAATGATCTTCATCAGCGCTTTCGCCTGTTGAAACCGGTGTACCAGCCGGGATTTCGTTACTGACAGCCGTTTCCATCTGCACATTTTCGGTAACCTCCAGTTCTTCGCGTAGGCCTTCGGCCATTTCCTGATAAGTGGCGTCGCCCATTACGGGGCCGTTGTCCGGATTAATCGGGGCGTTACCAGTCAGCCCTTCGATGGAGAACACTCCAGCGCCGAGGTTTTCAACTTTCGGCTGTGACGCTGCTTCGTCAACCCGGCGACGTGCCCCTTCTTCACGGACTCGCTGTAAGTTTTCTTCGTGAGTACAGAAAGATTTACGTGGCGTTTTATCCCATTTCGGATCCGCCGGGTCGCTGATGCCCTCAACATATTCTCCGCGGTCAGCCGCCAGTTGTTTATCCAGGGTTTCACGGCTGAATTGCGCAGCCTCTACAGTTTCAGCATCTGGCTTGTCGTGCTGGTGTTCTTTCAGGTTTGCGCTGATGTAGGTTTGCAGGCTGACCGGGAAATGATGGACGTTCTCGGCGGCGCCACGGATCAGTGCGAAAATAGCAGCGCGGGAATAGTCCAGGATGCCCGCTGTTTTGCGCAGTGCGGCAGACCATTCCTTAAACGGGCTTTCATGTTTCTGAACGATTTCTTTGGCGCGTCGATGTATGGCGCCCGGGATGTTGTAGATATCAAAATCCATCGGCAGCGTCGCGGCTGCGATCTCGTAATCAAGCGTATCCAGGGTATGCGTGTAGTCCTGGCTGCGATCGGTCACGATGCCGCCGCCAGCATTCGTGCCGGTGTCTGTGCGCTGAATGGCGGAAATGCGGTTACCTTTGGCCCATTCCTTCACAAGGAGCCCCTTGTCGACATACGCGGTTTCGCTCCAGGCTTTCAGGAACTGCAGCATAACGCCAAGCTCAGGCAATTTTTTATCCTGCGGGAACACTTCCCTGACCGCGTCGGTCAGTTTCCATAGGTCGTATTCCCTGACGTCTTTCAGGGAAGGGGTGTTTTCAGCGGCCAGGAGCAGGTTTTGTACGTACGAGTTATCCACGTCCATTTCCAGTGCAATAAGGGCATTTTTCTGCTCTGCCTGGATGTGGTAGGCGTATTCGCTTTCAGAGATAAACTGAGCGAGTAGACGCTGGCGGAATGGCAGGGTTGCCACGGTGATAAGCTCTGGAATTTCCGCATCATGCAATTTCTGAACAATGTCAGTTGCGGAGGCGGTGGTACTATTAATTTCAGGCCAGTCATGAACTATATCAGCCCACTCTTTAACGAGTTGGGAACGATCACCCGCTTCAGCTTCCACCCAGGCTGTAATAAATCCGTTGATGGCGCTTACTTCGTGGTTCTGCTCCAGTGGGAATAATTCTTTTACAGCCTGAATGAGTTTCCACTCAACATGTGCAGACAGTTCATCAATGCCTGGTACCTCCCGGCAGGCCTGCAGCAGATTCTGGATATAGATATTGCTTTCGTCCGCCTCAGCTGCGCCGATCTGTACGTGCACAGCTTCAATGATTTCTTTTTCTTCGGTGTCGTTAAGCAGGTGTGCAATCAGGCGCTGCGGCAGGCGCAGCCGTGCTACCGGGCGGAGCAGTGCAGGTGCGTCGGCAGCCGGCGCACTGGCATTACCGGTATCGTCTGCCAGCTGCGCGCGCTCGTCCTGGATATTTATTGAATCCGCGGCTTTTGATATTTGACTCCATGACTTCCCGTCTTCGCCGAGTTCGTAACGATCGCACCAGGTATCATCCAGAACGCGCTCGGCGGGCAGGTCGTCGACAACAAGCCAGTTTGTACGGACCGGCAGCTGGTAATCCGCGCCGCGACCGACTTCGATTTCGGCATCTTCCAGGATGTTCTCGATTTCACGCTGGGCGCGTGAGTCGGATTTTGCAGAGAACCAGCAAAACAGGTTTTTTGCTCCTGACTTCGCTTTTGCCTTAATGAGAAACGCATATGTGTTCATTGCGTCTGAGCTCCTTTGGGTTGTAAGATCCCCGGCGCTTGTAAGAGCCGCCTTCGGTTTAGGTGAAAAATTCCGGTATGCTTTGGTCGGTGTTACCGGACGTAAGGCCCGCTTCGGCGGGTTTTTGCGTTTATGGCTCGTGAGCCATCTGATCGTGCCCGGCGCACTGCCTGGAGCAGTAATGCCGTTCTTCGCGGGCAAGCATGTTGCCGCGCAGTAAAAGCAGGGTGCTTTTCATTTCATCGCCTGGCTGAAGGAGGCTTCTGCAGTAGGCGCATTTCGCACCGGTGGTTTCCTGACCGTGAATCATCGGATCCCCCCAGCCATTCAGTAAAACTTCCACAAGACAATCGTTAATACGTATGGCACCGCGCATGGTGCGCAGGTAAACGTATTTGCCGCGAACCGCTGACACATTCCAGGTGTGCCCGTCGTGCTTTGCCAGCATTCCCGGAACCACACACTGGCGAATGATGTGCATCGTGCCGTAGTGTTGATTAACCATCTCATCCTCTGCCCTTATCGCCAGGCTGGCGGAACGTTTGTAAACCTGCTGCGTGTTAATGACTCCACCTCATCCCGGTATTCATATACTCCGGGCCGCTACTTCGTGGGCGTCCTGCCTTGGTGGTCGTTACTGCGTTTTGATGAGTTGATATTAAGTCTCAGGCTTAATTATTGTCAAGCTTTTAGCTAAGTAGATTTTAAGTTTTAGGCTTAAACGTGATAGGAGATGTGAATTTCTGGCAAAAAAAATCCCAGCCAAAGGCCGGGATACGGGTTTTATAGTCAGATTTAATATTTCGAACTGGCGGGAGGGTTTCTAATTTCTAAGGCGTATTTTTGATACAGCTTAATCTTCGTGAAACTTAACGCGCCCCTTCATGTACTTCTCGTACAACTCATCAAGTTCTTTTAAACGTATAGCGAAAATCCTAAGCATGTTTTCTTGCTCTGCGCTTGGTAACTGGCGATAAAGCTCAAGCAATCTTTGCTCGTCCGGCTTCAACCCGTCTTTTTCACCTACATCCTCACCAAGAAGCCAAGGGACTGAAACGCCAGCAGCATCTGCGATCGCAAGCGCTGATTTCTTACTAATTACACCTTTTTTGAACCAGCCGTTAACGGATTGCGGAGTTACCTGCGCAACGCGAGCCATATCTGATTTTGTCATCCCACGCCCATTTAATTCATTGAGGCGCTCGACAAGTGTTGGGTTTAGAAGCGGTTTCTTTTCCATAACCAAGAGAATAAGCCTTTTGCTTAAACTTTAAAATTCGCCCCAGGCTTGACAATATATTAAGTCTAAGGCTTAATTTGTTGTAAGTTCAAACCGGAGACAATGATGAACGGATTAATTAAAGCAATTAAAACTGCTGGGAACGCTTCAAACCTAGCCGTCATGTTAGGTATCAAGCCCATGTCAGTGAGTCGCTGGAAGAATCGCTATAACGGTAACGTCCCCGCCGATCGAGTGCTGCAAATCTACGGCGTAACTGGCGTCACTCCACATGAGCTACGACCCGACTTATACCCCAACCCAACCGATGGTCTTCCGAAACAGGAGTAACCATGCAAACACTTCAATTTCAACAGAGTACCGGAACAATGCCGGGGGCGATGATAAATCGCTCTCAGCCGAAACCGGAGTATACGCACCAGCAGATCCGTTGCGCTGTTCGTGCCTGGGCGGCTGCAATCGATAACCAGGACGTGGTGGCCGGGCTGATTGTTGAGGAATATCAACTCAGCGGTGGCAGCCTGGATTTCCCGACCGAAATAAACCGCCAGCGTCAAAAGCTCTTTCGCTGGCTGGACGGTGATACCGATTACGCACATGCAAATATCCGCGAGTTAACTCCGGCAATTCTTAACGTACTCCCGCTCGAGTTCCGCAGCCGGCTTATCCCACAGGAAGACATCCTTTCGCGCGTCGCGACGGCGATGAAAGAGTGTGCGGAAGCCAAGCAGGCCGTGCTGATGAAAGCGCCTGAACATCAGAAGCTGAAAGAGGTAAGTGAGGGGATCGCGTCGTTGTTTCGTCTGATGCCCGAGCAGGTCGGTCCGTTGATGACAATGGTCATGTCGATGCTGGGCGTCATGTAACAGGGGCCGCTTATGAACCACGAACAGTTCATTAAGAAACACGTCTGTGAAGAGCTGATTAAGCAGGGCTTTCCAGTTCCGGTCGCTCAGGGGGGGGCATTACAGGCTGTGGACTTATACCGGCGCATGTCTCAGGCAAGCCGTAAGGGGAAAATTTTCGATGATGTTTTACGACACGCGAAGTTGTGGGCAGAGAAACAAACAACCTCAGCCGACAGGTTCGAAGAAAAGCGCGTCAAGCGCACCGAACAGCGTGGACTGTTCTGAAAGGGTGAAGACCGTGCTGGTGGAACAGCAACGGCCTTCGGGTGCAATAACTGGATGCAATTGCGAGGTCAGTATGACTGGACAAACCGAAAATTTCAACGAGGTGCGCTATGGGTAATTTAGCGCGTCTTTCCGTAGTACCAATCAGACCTGAATTGCAGGTGGTGGAGATGCGTGTGGCCGATACAGACGATGGATTCACACGTCTGGCGAACGAGCTGTACGAGGAGCTTATTGGGGCCAACCTGACGAAAAATCAGGCCAAGGTTGCTCATGCTGTTTGCCGAAAGACCTATGGGTTCAACAAAAAAATGGACCGCATTGCTGACACCCAGCTAGCTCAGTTAACCAGGCTGCCCCGGCAGAAAGTTAACGCTGTAAAAAAAGAGCTGCTGAGCATGCACGTCCTGATATCTGATGGTTCATTAATTGGGCCGAATAAAAACCTTAACGAGTGGAAAATCCCTCCCGCTAAAAGCGGACCCGTGAGTCACCACGGTAGTGACAAAAATTGTCACCATGGTAGTGACAGTCACCATGATGATGACACTGTCACCACGGTAGTGACAAAAAATGTCACCACGGTAGTGACAAGCCTGTCACCACAATGGGGACACACAAAAGACACTATTACAAAAGACAATAAAGACAATATTAATAAACCCCCTAAATCCCCCAGGACAGGAAGATCTGATTTCAATCCAGAAACCGCTCCTGTCCCGGAATGGCTTTCGCGTGAAACCTGGTCTTCATGGGTCGCCTATCGTCGCGATCTGAAAAAGCCCATCAAGTCGATGCAGACCGTTACGCAAGCTATCAACCTGCTGGGCCGCTGTATCGCCAAAGGATATAGCCCCGAAGAAATAATCAACCGGAGCATAGCCAACGGCTGGCAGGGGTTGTTCGAACCTGAGCAGTCAAAAAACACTGCGACGTCGCGCTATCAGTCGCAGGCCCTTTCGGTACCGCAACCTGATAACACGATTCCGGACGGATTCACGGGGTGATCATGAAAACCAGCAGCGAATTAATCGGACGCCTGCAGCGGCTCATGCCGGCGGGTATCAAACCCAAGTTCACCAGCGCTGAAGAACTTATGGCCTGGCAGCAGGAAGAGGGCCGCAAGCATTGCGCTGAGGTGGAGAAACTCAACCAGAAAGCGCGTGCAGACCGCATTTTCGGGCGATCGGGTATTCAGGACTTGCACCGTAGCTGCACGTTCAAAAACTACCAGGTGAGCGGCGAGGGGCAGCAACTTGCGCTGACGATGGCGAAACGCTACGCGCAGAACTTCGGTACCGGATTTGGCAGCTTCGTGTTCAGCGGCGGCTGCGGTACCGGGAAAAACCATCTGGCGGCAGCGATCGGAAATCATCTGCTCGGGCGTGGCGCCACGGTGCTGATTGTAACCATCCCCGACCTCATGTTGCGCGTTCGCGCCTGCTACGACGAGGGCGAATCAGAATCCGCGTTACTGGATGACCTGTGCCGCGTGGACCTGCTGGTTCTCGATGAGGTGGGTGTACAGCGCGAGACGCGCGGCGAGTTCGTCATCCTGAACCAGATTATCGATCGCCGCCTGGCAGCCCTGAAACCTGTCGGTGTGCTGACCAACCTGAATCACCCTCAACTGACCGCCGTACTGGGCGAGAGAGTGATGGACCGCCTGCAGATGGATGGCGGTGTCTGGGTGAACTTCAACTGGGCCAGTTACCGTAAAAACGTCAGCCACCTGCGTGTGGTGAAGTGAGGAAATCATGACAACGAATTTTGTTAACGACGTGATCAGCTTCCTGACTAACCGGGAAGGAAACCTGCATGAAATCGCCGCGGCTATCGGCATGGACCCAAACCGGACCTCAACGCTGCTGGGTGGCCTGTTGCGTAGCGGTACCGTCGCTCGCTCCGGGCGCATGCGGAAATACGTTTACAGACTGGCGCCTGATTACCGTACCCCTGAGCAAATTTACCAAGAGCGGCTTAGCACAGTCCTGGCTGCACTGCACGAACGCCAGCGCCTGAGTTTTGGTGAGGTGAAAACGCTCATCGATGAATCATCCTGTCTTACCCGTTCCTTCCTCGAGCAAGCCGTAAAACGAGGTGAGTTTATCAAGCAGGGTAAACAGGGTTATTTCCTGACGTTTCAGGATTACGAAACGTACCTGGAAGCACTGGCTGAGCGCCGTAAGGCAAAGCGTACAGCTGACTGTGCCGCCCGCCGCGCAGCGCGGAAATCTCAGGTCAAGCCAGCGGAGCCGGAAAGACCGGCGGAGCCAGTTAACGCAATTACAGATAAATGCCGCCAGAACTGGCAGGGTTATCATATCCATAAAATTTTCGGGAGCGCCCGCGCATGAAAGACATGACGAATGAGCAGTTAATTCGCGCCACCTACGTGGTCGCTAAGTACGAAAATCCGAAGACGGCACAACTGCTGACTGAACTGGCGGGGCGGCTGGACTGCGCGCTGGCAGCGACGCGTACGGCTTGCCGGGAACGTGACGCCGCTGTCAGAGCCGAAATTGAGTGGGAGACGGCCATGCGTCAGGCTGTTGGCGAAGACGGCGTTGATGACGTGGTTGTGGTTATTGAGTCGCTGAAGTCGGCTGCTTTAAAACACATCAAAGGAGATGCGGCGTGAACTGGAAACATGATGCGTTAGCCCACGATCTTGCAGAACATCTGCGCCAGAACACTGCGCGGATTGTATGGGAAGATATGCAGCTCGGTCCGAGCGGTACAGCTCGCCCGGATGTTTACGCGATCCCATGCTCATTCAGCAAATTTTGCCCTGTCGTGTACGAAATTAAGGTCAGCGTTTCCGACTTCCGCGCCGACGTCACTGCCGGGAAATACACGAAATATTTTGCGTACGCCAGCGCGGTAGTCTTTGCCGTTCCCGAGGGAATGCTGAAAAAGTCTGATATCCCGGAGGGCTGCGGGCTGATGGTTCGTAAAAAAAGCGGATGGCATACCCTGAAAGGCCCGACCATGCGATCCATTGACAACCTTCCGCGCGACGCCTGGATAAAACTGGTTATTGACGGAATCCGCCGTGAAACCGAGCGTACCCGACTTATGATGCGCAGCGCTCCGGTTTATGTTGATGAAAGACGGCTGGCGCAGCGACATGGCGACGAGATTGCCAGACTGGTATCGCAGGCTTACAACGCAAAAGCTCGCCTCGAATCGGCTATTCAGAATCAGGAAAAGCGCCGTGTAGAAGTTTTCCAGCAGACAGAGCAGGAGGCTCGCTGGCAACGCGAGCAGATAGAGCGACAGGCTGAAAGCCTGAACCGGGCGCAACGCGAACTGGCTGATGTTCTCGGGCTGCCTGAAAACGCGACAGTTAATCACCTTACCCGGGCAATAAATTCAGCCGCCTATCGACTCGCTCAGGATGCCGAGGTTATACGTCTGCGTGGATTGTTCAGCAGGCTGGAAGATTTGCTGGTCAGCGCCAACCAGAAGCTGCCGGGTGAGTCAGCTAAGGTGGGTGCGGCATGACTGAGCAAGTCATCCTTGATATGTGCTGCGGCTCACGCATGTTCTGGCTCGACAAAGCCGACCCGCGTGCCGTTTTCTGCGATATTCGCGCCGAAGAGCATGTACTGTGCGATGAGCGCCGCCTGGTTATTAGCCCCGATGTTATTGCTGATTTCCGCGTGTTGCCGTTCGCCGACGCTACGTTTCCGGTGGTGGTGTTCGATCCGCCGCATCTTGAACGTGCTGGCCCGAACGGCTGGCAGGGCAAAAAGTACGGGAAGCTTAACCGTGATACCTGGCGCGAGGATTTGCGCGCCGGTTTCAGGGAGGCTTTCCGCGTTCTGAAACCCAACGGGGTGTTGATTTTCAAATGGAACGAGACGCAAATCCCGTTGAGCCAGGTCGTGTCGCTCACTGACGAGAAACCGGCTGTCTGGCAGAAGACCGGAAAAAACGACAAAACGCACTGGCTAATTTTCGTCAAGAGCGGTGCTGGTACCATAAGCAGCGAGCCTGACCGCTTAATGTGGTACGCCACAAAACGCATCGTAGAGCTGGAAAGCCAGCTGCTGGTGGATGTGCCGGAAACCGTCTGGCCCGCTGAAGTCGGCATGGTCTTTTCTCAGATTGAAGTCGCCGGGGATCTCCCGGCGCACCACCAGCGTCGCCTGAAACATCACATCAACCGCATGTGGCTGGAAAAAATGCCGGTACCGGCGATCGTCACTGCTGCCCGTTCGCTGGCCGCTGCCATGGAGAAATATGCGTGAGAGAAATCATCGTTGATAATTTTGCCGGAGGCGGCGGGGCGTCTACCGGTATTGAGCTGGCGACTGGCCGCAGTGTGGATATTGCCATCAACCACGACGAGAACGCCGTCGCGATGCACACCACGAACCACCCGGATACGTTGCACTATTGCGAATCGGTGTTTGATGTAAACCCAATGGCGGCGACGGCAGGCCGCCCGGTGGGGCTGGCATGGTTTAGCCCGGATTGCCGCCACTTCTCGAAGGCCAAGGGCTCAAAGCCAGTTGAGAAAGAAATTCGCGGTCTGGCGTGGATCGTTATTCGCTGGGCGCTGGCGGTGCGGCCACGCGTGATGATGCTGGAGAACGTCGAAGAGTTTAAAACGTGGGGACCACTCCTGGCGGCAGAGATGCGCCCAGATCCGGCCCGCGCTGGGGAAACATTTGAGGCGTTCTGCGGGATGCTGTCCGGTGGTATACCTGCCGGGCATCCTGCGCTGGCAGAGTGCTGCGAGTTCCTGGGTATTGCCGTAGATGGCGAACAGGCGCAACAGCTGGTGGCCGGGCTCGGATATGCTGTTGATCACCGCGAGCTGCGGGCGTGTGACTTTGGCGCGCCGACAATCAGAAAGCGCTTTTTTATGGTGATGCGGTGCGACGGCGTGTCGGTGACCTGGCCGGAGCCGACACACGGCGATCCTAAATCGCCAGCAGTGCAGAACGGTAAGCTTAAAGCCTGGCGGACGGCGGCGGAGTGTATCGACTGGTCAATCCCGGCGCCGTCGATTTTTGACCGCAAAAAGCCGCTGGCCGAGAACACGCTCAAACGCATTGCCCGAGGCATTCAGCGGTTCGTGATCGACAATGCGTCGCCGTTTATCGTGAAGTGCAATCACACCAGCACCCGTACCAGTTACGACTGCTTCCGAGGACAGGCGCTGGCGGATCCGCTACAGACCATTACCAAAACCCACGGCTATGCTGTCGCGGTACCGCACCTGACAAAATTCCGTACCGGCGCGACCGGGCAGGTTGTCACCGAGCCGGTGCCAACGGTTACCGCCGGTACGTCAAAGCGTCCGGGCGGAAACGGGCATGCGCTGGGCGTGGTGGAAGCCGCACTTACCCCGTTCCTGGCGGGTAATGGTGGCAGCGAATATCAGGCCAAACCACGCCCGCTGGATAAACCCGCGCATACCATCCTGAAAGAGTCACGGTCATGCGTCGTTGCGCCAGTGATTGCCCGCCAGTTCGGTGCCAGCGTGGGCCACCGGGCCGACGAGCCGAGCGCGACTATCACGGCAGGCGGCGGCGGTAAATCGCAGCTGGTGACCCCGACGCTCATTCAGATGGGATATGGCGAGCGCCCAGGGCAGGAACCGCGCGTGCTGCAACTGGACAACCCACTGGGTACCGTTACCGCCGACGGCAATAAATTTGCCACTGTAAGCGCGTTCCTGGCGAAACACTACGGCGGCAATTATTCCGGGCCCGGCGCCGCTATGAATGAGCCAGCGCATACGGTCACTACCACGGATCACCATGGTCTGGTCACATCCCATCTGGTGAAGTTACGCGGCACGTGCCGGGACGGGCAGCGCACAGACGAACCTACGCCAACGGTCACTGCTGGTGGCCAGCACGTAGGGGAGGTGAAAACCACACTGGCAGCAGAAGGGTATGACGAGCAGCGCGCGGCGCAGGTGCTGGCGTTCCTGCGGGAATACTGCGGTGAGGATTGCGACGGACTGGTAACAGTGGATGGCATCGTTTACCGCATCGTTGATATTGGTATGCGCATGTTGCAACCGCACGAGCTGTACCGCGCCCAGGGCTTCCCGGAGTGGTATATCATTGACCGTGACTATCGCGGCGTGAAGTACGCCAAAGATAAGCAGGTGGCGCGCTGCGGCAATGCGGTACCGCCGCCGTTCGCTGAGGCACTTGTTAGGGCTAACTTGCCGGAGATGTGTAGAGCGAAATATCTTGCTGCATAATTAAAATTGCTGGTCATACCACGGCGTTTTTGGTGATAAAAACTACAATTATTGTTGCCAAAAATGACTGAGGGGCTGATATGAAAGCAAAATATAAAGTTATTTATTATATCGATAGCAAACGGCATGAGTTCGATACGTTTGTTTTACGAGACGACAAGATTGATGAAGCCGATCTTTATTCTCAAATAATGCCTAAGGTAGAGGAGCACTATAAGGACACATATGGTGTTAATTCATTTGCAGTGCGAAAGGGATTCAGTGACATCACTTTCGACTATTTAGGCCCGAGTTAAACACGATAGCTCTCTGCTGCATGCATACTACTAATGTTAAGCCACGTTGTACCGTGGCTTTTTTATTCAATGGCTTACAACAACTTAACTTTTCAAACCTGTGTCGCAATTTGTGCGCTTATCGAGTTGATCATTCTCCCGTATGGGTGTACTGTTTATTTATACAGTATTTTTATGAGAGGGATGATCATGAAGGTTGAAGTCACTATCGAACGTACAAAAAAACTGCCTGATGGCGCGATCCCGGCGCTGGAAAAAGAACTTTTAAAACGATTAAACAAGCGCTACGAAGGGTGCAAGCTGACCATTCGTCGGGCACAAAATGACGGGCTCAATGTTATCGGTGGCGATAAAGACGAAATCGCAAATATTCTGCAGGAAACCTGGGAAAGTGCGGACGAGTGGTTCTACTGATTGAACGTTGAACTATTTCCTGAAGCTGAACAGGGGGATGCTGTGAGAGAATGTGTTTCAAAATCATCTGAGCCTGACTGGTATGACGTTGTCAGAAGGGCGGATGGCGCGGTGCTATGTAGTTTTCCAGGAGGTGATCGTTTTCTTGTTTATAAAAGTGGAGGGCTTATTTCTATGCGACCTTTACTTGATGAGGAAATTATTTTCACGCCAACCGCGGTTGTGCAGTTTCTCACTGATCTCGGCTACCGCATCCAAAGACCATCTGATAATATGATCTCATCGGTCTGAACAGCCGGTAAACCTGCTGCGCCACGGAGTGAACACCATGGCGCACTTGCAATTAATCAAGCAATCATCAGGAATCCTGATCCCGGCTACGCCCGAGACCAGCGACTTTTTGCATTCAAAATGCAAGCTCGGAGCCGTACTCGAAGCCGAGTTTCGCCAGCTACGTAACCCGGCATTTCACCGTAAGTTTTTCGCTCTGCTTAATCTTGGTTTCGAGTACTGGGAACCGACCGGCGGCGCGATATCTTCCAACGAAAGCAGGCTGGTTAACGGTTACGCCAGATACCTTGCCGCCTATGGCGGGAACGAAAGCGCGCTGATGGATGCCGCTGAGCAATATCTGGAACAGGTGGCCAGTCGCCGCATAACTAACGGCATCAGCCTCTGCAAATCCTTCGATGCGTATCGCGCCTGGGTAACAATCGAGGCCGGACATTTCGACACCATTCAGCTTCCTGACGGCACCCTGCGTAAGCATCCCCGCAGCATTTCATTTGCAAGCATGGACGAAACCGAGTTCCAGCAGCTCTACCGTGCCGCGCTGGATGTGCTTTGGCGTTGGATATTATCCCGCGTGTTTCGCGACCAGCGTGAGGCCGAGAACGCCGCCGCGCAGCTGATGAATTTTGCGGGGTGAATATGGCAAAAAAACCTCGTCGAAAATGCATCCACTGCAGGGAGTGGTTTCACCCGGTACGTGATGGGCAGGTTGTTTGCTGCTACGAATGCGCAAGCGCTGTAGGCAAAGAGCAGACCGCAAAGAACCAGGCCGACGCTATGCGTGCTGAGAAGAAGCGCCAGCGCGAAGAGGAGAAAGAGCAGCGGGCACGCCAGGCGGAACGGCGACTGGCAGTTAAGCCGCTCAGCTATTTCATCAAACAGGCCCAGCAGGCTTTTAACGAATTCATCCGGTACCGCGATCGACATCTCCCTTGTATCAGCTGCGGGCGGCATCACGACGGGCAATATCATGCCGGGCATTTCCGCACGACCGGCGCGAATCCGGAGCTGCGCTTTGACGAAGACAACTGCCATAAGCAGTGTTCGGTCTGTAATAACCACCTCTCCGGCAACCTGACTGCCTACCGTCCAGCGCTAATCGTCAAAATCGGCCAGGCCCGCTTTGATGCCCTGATGGGCCCGCACAAATTACCGAAGTGGGGGCGTGACGACTACATCCGGATCCGCGATGAGTACCGAGCAAAACTCAAAGTACTAAAACAGCAGGAGGCCGCATGACTACCGAAAATTATTACCAGATTGGCTGGGCCGCCCTGCTGGCCATCGGGTACGTCCTGGACTGGTTCGAAACAAGAGAGGGAAAACGGTGAACAAAGAAAATTGCAAAACAGATGTTATCCGCCTCCGCTGGCAACGTCTGCGTATTTACCGCTTTCGCGGATCGGTTGTGACGGATTACCGCATATTGAGAAATTACATTAAAACATCAATGAGGATTGCCGGATGAACCTGGAATCATTACCAAAGTACTATTCGCCTAAATCCCCAAAGCTGAATGATGAAACTCCAGCTACTGGTGGTGATGCACTATCCATTACCGATGTTATGGCTGCCCAGGGCATGGTGCAGGCCGAAGCCCCGTTAGGGTTTAACCTGTTCCTGGCGAAGATGGGCATTCAGGATCCGCAATCAGCTATCGAAGGGCTAATGAATTACGCGCTGGCGTTAAAAAACCCGGTATTGAATAAGCTAAGCGACGCCGCGCGCGCCGAAATGGCTCGCTGCCTGGCCCAGTTCGCATATAGCGACTATGCCCGCTCAGCGGCCAGCAGCTGCGAGTGCGACCACTGCAACGGGAAGGGAGTGATTCGCATTATGCGTGAAGTGGTCAAGCACCCTGGAGTGAAAGGTATTGAAGCGACAGTACGCAGGGAAGAGGTTGAAGAGCTTTGTAAGCACTGCGCAGGTAAGGGCAAGATTAGCACCGCATGCCGCGACTGTTCAGGGCGTGGAACGGCAATCGATAAAAAGCGGAGCCTTTTACACGGGGTGCCGGTTCAGAAAATATGCGATCGCTGCAATGGTAAAGGCTACAGTCGACTCCCGACCACCCTGGCGCGCGCCCGGGTAGCTCGTCTGGTACCGGATATGACCGATTACCAGTGGTACAGCGGGTACGCCGATGTGATCAATAAGCTGGTATCGAAATGCTGGCAAGAAGAAACCTACGCTGAGCTAAAATTGAGAGAAGTCACACGATAGCAACATATTTAACGAAAATGGGGGCATGATGCTTGTCATTTTCAAAAATTATGGGTAGTATTTTCCCAACGATGGGCATTGTATGTTCAACGTTTAAAACCTGCCATAGAGCGGGTTTTTTTATGCTTGCAATTTCCCCACGTATGGTGTTAGTAGAGCACTTTTTGCTATCAATAATCTTTAATTCATGTTGATAACTTCAATTTTGTACGTATAATGCCGCGCCATCGAAGAATGATTTCGAAACTAATTTGATAAAAAAAGTAGAGCTAAACCCCTTGTGCGCTATCCTTTCTTTCGGTAGTTTGGATTTGTAGGACGCACAAAGCCCTGCTAAGGATTTTAACTTGAACAAAATTCAGCCTGCTGTGGTTTATACAATGACTTTCCTCATCATCCCCGCTTGGGGGTTTTGGCTGCTTTCGCTCATTAAATAATCAAACGCACTCACGCTTCCTCTTTTTTAAAGCTTTCCTAATCCTTATCCAGTTAAAATCCCTTTGGTTCTGACGATGCGGCCGCACGTTAGGTTTAATTAACTGGCATAAGGTATAACTCTATAAGTTCTTCAAGTGATACTGCTTCTGGTGTAAAGGTGTGGATTCTCACGGGAATGGTGGCTTTAACCATTGGGATTGTAAGTTTTTTCGCAGTCCGACTCGTTGACACTATCGACTCGACTGAGGCTAGTGTGAATACCATCAAAGAAGTTCAGGCCCGGCAGGAAGAAAGGATCACTGGTCTTCAGCGTGACCGTGATAACGCCGAGAAAGAGATTGAAAAGTTGAAAGACAAAGTAGATCGCCTGAAGGATGAAAACGCTGATTTAAAGGGCAAGCTGAAAGTATCCAGCTCACTCGATACCTCAAAGCTGCCTAAGGGCGGCTTTTTTTGTACCTATAGTTCTATTAGGCTCACTTTATGAGCCGAACGTCCTTGGTATTCGGCTCATGCCTTATACCAGCGCCACAACAGCGGAATGGCATCCGCATCAGGGCCCACTTCGGTGGGCCTTTTTTATTTCCCCTCATACGAGAGGACTCACCACTAACGAGGGGGCGTAATGTCCGAACCTTTTTCCGGTACCGCAGCCGCCGGCAGTGCGCTGACTGGTGCCAGCATTTATGGACTACTCACCGGCACTGATTACGGCGTGGTGTTCGGCGCATTTGCCGGGGCCGTGTTCTACGTGGCCACCGCTGCCGACCTGACGATTTTCCGCCGTTCCGCGTATTTCGTAGTGTCGTATTTTGCTGGCGTGTATGGCTCCGGGCTTGTGGGTTCGTGGCTGGCGAGCATAACCGGCTATGCCGATAAACCGCTTGATGCGCTCGGCGCTGTGATTTTATCTGCCGTCGCAATCAAGACACTGACGTTTTTCAGTGAACAGGACCCGCTAAAGCTGCTCGCACGCTGGAGAGGGGGAACCAATGGTAACTAACGATCCGCTGGTGGTGACCAACGTGGTGGCCTGTGCCGCCATTGTTTTGCGCCTGATGATGTTCCGTAAGCCTGGCGGGCGGCATAACCCGTGGGCGTCATGGCTCGCTTACCTGATTATCCTGGCGTATGCATCGGTGCCGTTCCGGTACCTGTTTGACTCCTACCTGCATACCCACTGGGCAACTGTCGCCATCAACTTAATCATCTGCGCTGCCGTGTTCCGCGCCCGGGGCAACGTCGCGCGGCTCTTCCATGTACTGAGGCCGGAATGAACCAATCACAATTTCAGCAGGCGGCTGGTATAAGCGCCGGATTAGCTGCGCGCTGGTTTCCGCACATTGATGCTGCCATGAAAGAATTCGGTATCACCGCACCGACTGACCAGGCGATGTTTATCGCGCAGACCGGGCATGAATCTGTTGGCTTCACCCGGCTGGTGGAGAGTATGAATTACAGCGTGGCGGGCCTCGCGAGTTTTGTTCGTGCCGGTCGGCTTACTCAGGACCAGGCAAATGCGCTGGGCCGCCGCTCATATGAAAAGGTGTTACCGCTGGAACGTCAGCGCGCCATTGCCAATCTGGTTTACAGCAAACGCCTGGGCAACAAAGCGGCGGGCGACGGCTGGAAATATCGCGGTCGTGGCCTGATTCAGATCACCGGCCAGGCAAATTACACCAAATGCGGTACCGCGCTGAAACTCGACCTGGTCACCAACCCTGAGCTGCTGGAGCAGGACGTTAACGCGGCGCGTTCAGCGGCATGGTTCTTTGCCACCAGCGGATGCCTGCTTTATTCCGGCGACCTGGCCCGCGTCACGCAGATTATTAATGGCGGTCAGAACGGCATTGAAGACCGCCGTCAGCGTTACAACCGTGCACGAGCGGCATTGTTATGATCCAGGTGCTGCTGAGGAAGTACTGGTTTCCGCTGGTGGTGCTGGTTCTTACTGGGGCGCTGGCCTTTCTGGTGAACCGGTACCGTGACAACGCCATTGAGTACAAAAAGCAGCGTGACGAGAAAGCGCAGGCGCTCAGTCTCGCGAATGCCACCATCAACGACATGCAGGTGCGCCAGCGAGACGTTGCGGCACTCGATGCGAAATATACTAAGGAGCTGGCAGATGCCCGGGAAAACATTAATCAGCTTGAGCGTGATGTTGCTGCTGGGCGTAAGCGGCTGCAAATCTCCGCCAGATGTCCCGCGAACGGAGCGGCCAGCGCCACCGGCATGGATGATGGCACCGCCCCCGGACTTACTGACGCCGCTGAACGGAATTATTTCACCCTCAGAAAGCGAATCGAAACCGTCACAAAACAACTGACGGGCCTGCAAGTATATGTGCGTGAGCAGTGCCTGAGGTGATTACGCCGATATTATTTATTCTCCTGTCGCTATGACTCTTGCGACCACCGGAGAAAGTTCACTGACTGCGCGCCAATGAAGAACTGGCACGGCTAATGCTCGCTGACGGGTATAGGAACCGGGCGCGCACCATGGCTAACGCGTCGATACCCTCTGCGCTGCACAAGGCGATTTCTGAGGCGCTCGGGCAAGCAAAATAAAGGGGAATTTCTTCCCCGGAGCAATGTCAATCAGAGTGTGATTTCACATGCTTTAACAAAGCTATCTACCGCAGCAGTTGAACCGGATACATTTCCAGAAAACGAGCTTTGATTACCACCATCTTTTGTTTGTAAACCAACCAGTACTTTGGATTTAGCACTCTGAATTTGTTTAAGTAGCGGGGTAATATTTTCTGAATCATCAGATTTTGCCTGGACAGCCTGCGCATTTCGTCTCGAAAGGCTAGCATCTAATTTTATTGCTGAATTTCCATCAATTTTAATAATCAGATCAGCTGGAATTTCGGCTGAAAAATCAGATGATTTATCTTCCTCTACGTATGCAACAGATAACTTCCCCTTAGAGCAATCGAAAATAATCGCACTACTGGATGATGTCAGTGTACCGATCATCATTGCCTTTTTGCCACCAGAAAACAGGTCGTCCTCGGTATCGGTAAGCCACTGCGCATGAGCTAGTGGAGAGAAAAACGCAGCTAACAGAGTGATTTTAATTATGTTGCTTTTAATCATGACATCCTCCTTGTGTTTAATGGGATTAATCATAACTGTTGCTCATAACATCAGCTATAAGAAAAAATGGGTCCTTCCTGGACCTCTTGTAAGGCACGGGCGTTGCGCGCCTCGTACGCGCATAAAAGAGAGTCTTTCAGTCGTGAACCCGGGGAATGAATATGAAAGAGCCGCGCATCTATGGCAGTCGCTGGGATAAAGCCAGGCTGTCTTTCCTGAAGTCTCACCCGCTGTGTGTGATGTGCCACAGACAGGGCAGGGCAGCGCCTGCAACGGTTGTTGATCATATTAAACCACACAGGCTTAAAGAAGCGCTGAACGGCGGCAGCCAGGAAGCAGTAGCGAAAGCGCAAAAGCTCTTCTGGGATAAAGGCAACTGGCAACCCCTCTGCAAGCAGCATCACGACTCCACCAAGCAGCGGGAAGAAAAGCGCGGACACGTTATTGGCTGTGATGAGAACGGCCTGCCACTTGACCCGGGGTCACACTGGCGCCGTTGAGCCAACAGGGGAGGGAGGGTAAAAAGTTCAGGGAACACGCTGTTCCTGACCGCCAGCCCCCGTTTTTTTGCACAACCGCGAAATGAAAAGTTTTTTCCGGGAGGTTCCGATGGCAGGACGACGCCCGAAACCGACCCACCTCAAAGTGGTAACCGGCAATCCGGGCAAACGAAAACTCAACGATAAAGAACCCAATCCAGCAAAAGAAATCCCAAGTCCACCTGCCCATCTAACCGACTGGGGCAAAGTTGCATGGGGTCGGCTTACTGTGCTGCTGGATGGAATGGGGGTGCTTACCGTTGCGGATACTCTGGCGCTTGAGCGCCTTTGTGATATCTACGCCGATATTCTCCAGTTACGAAACACCATTACTGATGAAGGCCGAACTTATACCGTTCAGACAGATGGCGGGTTTCTGATCAAGGCAAACCCGGCGGTTGCCATGCTGGCCGATGCCGATCGTCGTTTCAAAAGCTATCTGGTTGAATTCGGTCTCACCCCGGCAGCACGGTCAAAGGTAAATGTGAATGGTGGAAAAGAAAAAGAAGACCCGCTCAATCAGTTCTTCGGCTGATCCCGCCACGCAATATGCAATGGACGTAACTTCGGGGAAGGTGCTTGCAGGGCCGGATATTCGAAACGCCTGCGCCCGCCACCTTCGCGATATGGAAAAAGGTCCGGCTCGTGGCCTATTCTGGGATGTGGAAGCAGTAAACCGGGTGATTAACTTCTTTGCCCAGGTGCTGAAGCTGAACGGCGGCGAGCACGAAGGGCAGCCATTTATTCTTCTTCCCTGGCAGTGCTTCATTGTTGGTTCGCTTTTTGGCTGGAAAAGCGCCGACGGCACCCGCCGTTTTCGCATGAGTTACATCGAATCCGGTAAGGGCTCCGGGAAGTCGCCGCTGGCGGGCGGCGTGGGGCTGTATCTGCTGATGGCAGATAAAGAACCCCGCGCCGAAGTTTATGCAGCGGCCACCAAGAAAGACCAGGCGATGATCCTCTTCCGCGATGCGGTGACGATGGTGGATCAGTCTCCGGCTCTGGCGCAGCGTATCACCAAATCCGGCACCGGCCTGAATGTATGGAACCTGGCATTTCTGCAGACAGGTTCTTTTTTTAAACCCATCAGCTCTGACGATGGTCAGTCCGGTCCGCGTCCGCACGGCGCGCTGATTGATGAGGTTCACGAACACAAAACAAACGCCGTCGTTGAGATGATGCGCGCCGGAACCAAAGGCCGTCGGCAGGCGCTGATGTTCCTCATCACCAACAGCGGACACGATAAAACCAGCGTTTGCTTTGAGTATCACGAATATGGTCGCAAGGTTGCCGCTGGCGACCTTGAGGACGACAGCTTTTTCAGCTTCATCTGCTCGCTGGATGAGGGGGACGATCCGTTTAAAGATGAGTCCTGCTGGGGCAAAGCTAACCCGTCGCTGGGCCATACCTTTACCGAGAAATATTTGCGTGAGCAGGTTACTCAGGCGAGGGGAATGCCCTCGAAAGAAAGCATTGTTCGTCGCCTTAACTTTTGTCAGTGGGTGGAATCTGCGGATCCGTGGGTGGACAGCAACACATGGATGAGCTGTGAGCAGGATTTCGACCCTGAAGACCTGGCAGGTGAAGAGTGTTATGGCGGCCTCGATCTTTCCGGTTCCCGCGACCTTACATCCCTGGCACTTTACTTTCCAAAGCAGAAGAGGCTTCTGGTCGAATTCTGGACACCAAAAGACACCCTGCTGGAACGTGCCAAGACTGACCATGTGCCGTATGACGCCTGGTTACGTAACGGCTATATCCACGCGCCGCCAGGAAAGGCAGTTAATTATGGCTTTGTTGCTTCCCGTATCGGTGAGCTGGCAGCGAAGTACAACATAAAATGCATCGCCTTCGACCAGTACCGCATTAAGTACCTTGAACCCGAGCTTGAAAACGAATCGGTGAGCGTTGAGCTGATACCGCACGGGCAGGGTTTCTATAAGGCGCAGGAATCAGGACTGTGGATGCCGCGCTCTATCGAGCTTTTTGAAGAGCACCTTAACAGCGGTGAACTGATTATCCGCACTAACCCCTGTCTGCGCTGGAATGCCGCTTCGGCAGTACTTGAAGCCGATCAGAAAGACAACCGCATCTTTGCCAAGAAGAAAAGTACCGGCCGCATCGATGGCGTGGTGGCGTCTGCCATGGCTATTGGCGCCGCTGAAGATGCGGTCCTGGAAGAGAGCGGCGATCCCGATGATTTTTTTGATGACCCGATCATGGTAGGTATCTGATGAAGGAAAAAAAACGGCCGGGCCGCATCAAAAGCGCGATTATTAACTGGCTTGGCGAATCGATTGGACTGAATGACGCGGCTTTCTGGCAGGAGTGGTACGGCACCAGTAGCAGCGGCAAGGTTGTGACAGCAGAAAAAGCGCTTGCGCTGGCCTCTGTCTGGGCCTGTGTTCGCCTGCTGAGTGAGTCTGTTTCAACCCTGCCAATGAAGGTATACGAACGGGCGGCTGATGGTTCACGCAAACTGGCGATTAATCACCAGGCCTATCAGGTGCTGTGCCGCCGTCCGAACAGTGAAATGACCCCGTCGAGATTTATGCTGATGGTGGTCGCCAGTATCTGTCTGCGGGGCAATGCCTACGTTGAGAAAAAGATGATCGGTACCAAGCTGGTTTCGCTTGTACCACTTCTCCCTCAAAGCATGAAAGTGGAACGGCTGGACAGCGGTGAGCTTCAGTATACCTACACAGAGAAGGGGGTGCCGCGCATTATCCCGCTTAAAAACATGATGCACATCCGGGGATTTGGGCTGGATGGCGTCTGCGGAATGATGCCGATGCGCACCGGGCGTGATGTGTTCGGCGCGGCGATGGCAGTCGAGGAATCCGCAGCCAAAATTTTTGAAAACGGCATTCAGACATCTGGTTTCTTTCTGTCAAAAAATCTGCTGACTAAAGAGCAGCGGCAGAAAAACCGTGAGAACCTTAACCGGTTCGTTGGATCCAAAAACGCTGGCAAGGTAATGGTACTTGAAGGGGATATGTCCTATCAGGGTATCACCCTTAATCCTGAAGATGCCCAGATGCTGGAATCGCGTTCGTTCAGCATTGAGGAAATCTGCCGATGGTTCCGGGTGCCGCCGTTTATGGTGGGGCACACGACGAAGCAGAGCAGCTGGGCGTCGAGTGTCGAAGGTATGAACCTGTTATTCCTGACCAATACGCTGCGTCCGCTCCTGGTTAACATTGAGCAGGAAATCTCGCGTTGCCTCCTTAATGGCGACGATGATTTATTTGCTGAGTTCTCTGTAGAAGGTCTCCTGCGCGCTGACAGCGCCGGGCGTTCTGCCTACTACACCACCGCCCTGCAGAACGGATGGATGTCCCGTAATGATGTCCGCAGGCTTGAGAATCTTCCGCCAATTGATGGTGGAGACATCTATACCGTTCAGCTGAACCTCACCCCTCTCGATCAGCTTGGGAAGGAAAGTGGAAGTAACGGCGAAAAGGTGAGGGCAGCGCTGGAAGGATGGTTATTCCCGGAGCGTCAAACTCAGCCTTACACCTCAACCGACGCGCAGGCGTCGCAAACCTCCGAAACGCAGGACTAAAACCAATGACTCTGAAAAGCCTTCCGCAAGCGCCGGAGGGGCGGCCTTTTGCGCGCGAAAATCGCGACCTGCCGTCTTCTGCCATGGAGCGCTGGAACGGCGGCATTAAAGCCGCAAAGTCTGATGAAAACAGTATTTCTGTCTTCGATGTGATCGGTGCCGACTGGTACGGCGAAGGCGTTACAGCCAGCCGTATCGCCGGGGCACTGCGTGCAATTGGTGGCGCAGACGTGACAGTAAACATCAACTCGCCTGGCGGCGACATGTTTGAAGGCCTGGCGATCTATAACCTGCTGCGGGAGTACGAAGGCAAAGTGACCGTGAAGGTGCTGGGTCTGGCGGCGTCAGCAGCCTCCATTATCGCAATGGCGGGCGATGAGGTTCAGATCGGGCGCGGTGCGTTTCTGATGATTCACAACTGCTGGGTTTATGCGATGGGTAACCGTCATGACCTTGCGCAGATCGCCGCTGACATGGAGCCGTTTGATAAGGCCATGAACGATATCTACGGTGCACGCACCGGCCTGGATGCCACGATTATCGACGCGATGATGGATGCAGAAACGTATATCGGCGGCAGCGAGGCGGTTGAAAAGGGGTTCGCCGATCGCCTGCTGTCTGCTGATGAGATTGCTGATGATGACGAGAGCCCTTCGGCTGCATTACGCAAGCTTGATGCGCTGCTGGCGAAAGCCAATACCCCCCGGTCAGAGCGCCGGAAATTAATCAAAGCATTAACAGGTAACACGCCAGGCGCTGTTACCGATCCCGATGGTATGCCGCGCGCTACCCAACCCAACCCTGAAATTTTAGCTGAGCTGGATGTCGCATTAAGCGGCCTGGCGAACGCATGCCAGTAACGGAGAACGTATGTCTGACGTAAACGATATTCTGAAAAAAGTAACCGCCTCTATTGAAGAGGCGACCGGCAAATTTAACGCCAAGGCGGAAGAAGCGCTGACCGAGGCGAAGAAGAACGGCAAGCTGTCAGCGGAAACCAAAGAAACCGTGGACAAAATGGCGGTGGAGTTTAACGCGCTGAAAGAAGCGGAAAAGATCCTCAAAGCCGCCCTGGGCGAACTGGAGCAGCACGTAGCGCAGATGCCGTTGGCAAATGCGACAAAGGTTATCGAAACTGTAGGGCACCAGGTGATTTCTGCAGAAGCTATTAAAGTACTCTCGTCCAGTATTGAGGGTAACAAGCGCATTTCAGTCCCGGTAAAAGCCGCACTGATTTCCGGTGACGTACCAGATGGCATTGTTGAACCTCAGCGCCTGCCCGGTATTGATACTGCGCCGAAACAGCGTCTGTTTATTCGTGATCTGATCGCTCCTGGCCGTACTGGCTCACCGGCAATTTTCTGGGTTCAGCAAACCGGATTCACCAATGCGGCAAAAGTGGTCCCGGAAAATACTGCCAAGCCGTACAGCAACATTGAGTTCACCCCTAAAATCACCCCGGTCACTACCGTCGCGCATATGTTCAAGGCATCCAAGCAGATCCTGGATGATTTTGCACAACTGGAGTCGATGATTGATGCTGAAATGCGCTATGGACTGAAGTATGTCGAAGAACAGGAGATCCTGTTCGGGGACGGAACCGGCGCCCACCTGCACGGGATTGTTCCGCAGGCAACTGCCTTTGCTGCCGCGTTTGAAGTCGAGCAGCAGAATGGCATCGATGACCTTCGTCTCGCCATGCTTCAGGCGCAGCTGGCGCGCTTCCCGGCGTCCGGTCACGTACTGCACTTTATCGACTGGGCGAAGATTGAACTCACCAAAGATACGCTGGGCCGCTATATCCTGGCAAACCCGGCGGCGCTGACCGGGCCCACTCTGTGGGGGCTGCCAGTGGTGGCGACCGAAGCACAGGCATTCCAGGGCAAGTTCCTGACCGGTGCTTTTAACGCGGCGGCGCAGCTTTTTGACCGCGAAGATGCCAACGTGGTGATCTCCACTGAGAACGGTGACGACTTCGAGAAGAACATGATCTCGATCCGTTGCGAGGAGCGACTGGCGCTGGCGGTGAAACGTCCTGAGGCGTTCATCTATGGTAGCTTCACTGCGCCTGCTGGTGGCGCATAACCCATAACAGCGGCCTCCGGGCCGCTTTTTGTCGGGAGAGTGTTATGAAACTGACCGTTATCCGTCCCATTTATGTGGGAGGAAAGGTGCTGTTGGAAGGGGATGTGTTTGAAACCCTGGAGCAGCATGGCCGTGAACTGGTGCAAAAAGGTTATGCGTTGACTGTTGCGTTCGACGATGCTGAAGAGCAGCAAGAGCAGCAAGAGCAGCAAGAGCAGCAAGAGCAGCAAGAGCAGCCGAAAAAAAATAACAAACCCAAGCCTCAAGTTAAGTAAGGTGAAGCCATGCTGCTGACTCTGGATGAAATCAAAAGGCAGTGCCGCCTGGAGAATGACTTTAAGGAAGAAGACGAACTACTGGAACTGCTGGCGCTTGCAGCAGAAGCAAAGGCAACCACCTACCTCAACCGGAATCTTTATAAGACCAATGAAGAAATTCCTGCTCTTGATGAGGATGGCATGGTCATAACTGAAGATATCCGCCTGGGATTGCTGATGCTTGTCAGCCACTGGTACGAAAACCGCAGCTCTGTATCTGAAACTGAAAAATCAGAAACACCAATGGCTTTTGAATTTCTGCTGAAGTCACGCCGGCTTCCCGTTTCCGGGTTCTGATTATGAAACTACGTTCAACGCGTACAAGTGCCGTTTATATCCTTCCCGATCCCGGGGAACTTAACAGGCGAATAAAACTGCGTTTAAGGGAGGACATGCCGGGCGGCGATTATGGCAGCGAGCCTGTTTACCGGGTAAACAGAGACGCATGGGCAAAGATTGATCAAGTCGGCGCAACCACGTTACGTGAATCCGTGCAGGTGGACAATATCGTCACTCACAACATTACGATCAGATACCGCCGGGAGATAACTTCTGATTATGAAGTGGTGGATGATCTTGGCATCGTTTATCGCGTGAAACGTCAACGGGATTTGAATAATGAACGGCGCTTTTTGTTGCTTGAGTGCGAAGAGCTTGGCGTTTATTCGGACAGTGGAGGGGGAAATGACACAACCATCTTTACACGTTGATTTTCTTCAGACTAACGGACTCGAATTCAACAGGTCCCGGGTCCGCAGGGCGTTTGTACGTATAGGCCAGGTTCATATGCGGGATGCACGCAGACTGGTCATGAAGCGAGGACGGTCGGAGCCAGGTGATAACCCTCGTTACCGCTCGGGCCGGTTAGCGCGGTCAATTGGTTATATGGTGCCTAAAGCGTCCAGCAAGCGGCCGGGTTTTATGACGCGCATTGCGCCTAACCAAAAGAACGGCCAGGGAAACAGAATGATTGAAGGGGATTTCTACCCGGCCTTTCTGTTCTTTGGTGTTCGTAAAGGCGCTAAACGCGAGCGAAGCCACCGGCGTGGCGGCAGTGGGGGCAATGGCTGGCGTATTGCACCCCGTAATAACTTTATGATTCAGGCGCTCAATAAGAACCGTGACTGGACCCGATATTATTTGTTGCGTGAGTTAAGACAATCAGTTCGCCCGGTAAGGCAAAGAACATGAAGCTAACCCCGATTATCGCCGCACTCCGTGCCCGGGTACCTTATTTCGCAAACAGGGTAGCCGGCGCGGCGCAGTTTAAAAACCTTCCTGAGGTAGGCAAACTGGCGCTGCCTGCGGCCTACGTTGTCCCGGGTGATGACTCCCCGGCGGAACAGAAAAGCCTGACGGATTACTGGCAGGATATACGAGAAAGCTTTTCAGTCATTGTCATGGTAAGCAATTCCCGTGACGAGCGCGGACAGTTTGCCTCATATGACGTCGTTCATGATGTTCGCCAGATGCTATTTAAAGCATTGCTTGGCTGGAATCCTGAGCCTGACGGCAATCCCATAATTTATGATGGTGGGACGTTACTGGATCTAAACCGCCATGAACTTATTTATCAGTTCGATTTTATCGTGACAAAAGAACTCAGCGAGGATGATACGCGGCAACAGGATGAGCTGAACGCTCTTGATGAATTCAAAACACTTTCATTCGACGTCGATTTCATTAAGCACGGTAACGGGCCTGATGGAAATATCGAGCATCACACCGAAATAACCCTCAACCCCTGAGAGGACCCATGTTTGTAAAACCCAAAAAAGGGCGGTCAGTCCATGACCCCGCCCGCGGCGACCTGCTGCCCGCGTCCGGGCGAAACGTCGAAGAAGATCAGTACTGGTACCGTCGGGAACTGGACGGGGATATTGAAATTGTTCCGCCGGCAGAAGCGGCTGAACCGGTAAAACAGGTGGATAAAAAATGACGGTCTCAATGAATACCATCCCGTCCGATCTGCGCGTCCCGTTGTTCTATGCTGAGATGGACAACAGCGCGGCCAACACCGCGCAGACCAGTGCGCCGAGCCTGCTTATCGGGCATGCTAATACCGGTGCGCAAATCGTAACAAACCAGCTTGTGTTTATGCCATCGGCAGATTACGCCGTCCGCATGGCCGGAGCTGGCAGCCAGCTGGCTCGGATGGTGGACGCCTACCGCAAAACCGATCCGTTCGGTGAGTTGTGGGTCATTGCGGTACCGGAACCAGCCGCAGGCACTGCAGCAACGTTTACCCTGACGGTTACCGGCTCCGCCCTGGCCGCTGGCGTTATTACTCTCTATATCGGTAATCGTCGTATTCAGGCAGCAGTAAGCGCTGGTGATACCGTGGCGGCGATCGCGACATCTGTCGCCAGCGCCATCACCGCCGACGGCCTTACGCCGTTTAACGCGGCTGCGGCGGCTGGCGTGGTTACGTTAACCGCGCGCCACAAAGGCACCTGGGCCAACGATGCGCCGATTACGCTGAACTATTACGGTTTCAGTGGTGGTGAAGTTCTGCCGTCAGGCGTGAATGTGGCGATCGCGACCGGATCCGCGGGCACCGGCGCGCCAGTGTTAACAGGCACCATTGCGGCAATGGGCGATGAATCATTCGACTATATCGGTCATCCGTTTAACGATACCGCGTCGATTAACGCCATCAGCCAGGAAATGAACGACACGAGCGGGCGCTGGAGCTGGCTACGCCAGATTTACGGGCACGTTTATACAGCGAAGATCGCAACCGTAAGCGACCTGATTACTGTCGGTGACATGTTCAACGATCCGCACTTAACCCTGGCGGGTTACGAAAAAGCCGTACAGTGCTGTGCCGATGAGCTGGCCGCCAGCCGCACAGCGCGTGCTGCAGTATTCCTGCGTATCGATCCGGCCCGGCCAACCCAGACCGGCGAACTGGTCGGTATGCTTCCACCACCTAACGGCAAACGTTTCATCAAAACTGAGCAGCAATCTCTGTTAACGCACGGCATCGCCACGGCGTATACCGAGGGTGGCGTGCTGCGCATACAGCGTGATATCACCACGTACAAGAAAAACGCTTATGGCGTGGCGGATAACAGCTATCTGGACAGCGAAACGCTGCATACCAGCGCGTATGTGCTGCGCCGCCTGAAGACGGTCATCACGAGCAAGTATGGCCGCCATAAGCTCGCGAACGACGGCACCCGCTTCGGGCCCGGTCAGGCGATCGTGACACCGGCGGTGATTAAAGGCGAACTGCTGGCAACCTACCGCCAGATGGAACGTGAAGGTATTGTTGAGAACTACGACCTGTTCAAGAAATACCTGATCGTTGAGCGCGACGCCAATAATCCAACCCGCATCAACGTGCTTTATCCGCCTGATTACGTTAATCAGCTGCGTGTGTTTGCACTCCTCAATCAGTTCCGTCTCCAGTATCCGGAGGAAGCATAATGGCCAGAATTGCTGGTACCTGTTATTTCAAAATCGACGGTCAGCAGCTATCGCTGACTGGCGGGATTGAGGTGCCGATGAACACCGTCGTTAATGACGACATCATTGGTATGGAGGGTTCAGTTGACCGTAAAGAGACCCATCGCGCCCCTTACGTCAAAGGCACGTTTAAAGTGCCGAAGGATTTTCCGGTTAATAAAATAACCACTTCAGATCAGATGACCATCACAGCCGAGCTGGCGAATGGTCAGGTCTATGTACTGTCTTCCTCCTGGCTGCACGGCGAAGCGAACCACAACGCTGAAGAAGGTACGGCAGAACTTGAGTTCCACGGTGAAGAAGGAGACTACCAGTGATGGAATTGCAGTTAACCAAACCTATTACCGCTCATGGTGAGACCGTTCACGTTCTGGAGCTTTCAGAGCCGACGGGCAAAGACGTCCGTGAGCTGGGTTATCCCTATCAGATGAACCATGACGAGTCGATTAAGCTGCTGTCCGGTGTTGTCTCGAAATACATTGTACGCCTTGCGAACGTACCGCAAAGCTCAGTGGATCAGATGTCCCCTGCAGATCTTAATATCGCCGCTTGGATGGTGGCAGGTTTTTTCCTCCAGGCCTGACGGCTGATTACCTCACTGATCGCTTCTTCGATTGCGCCAGCTACTGGCGCATCAATCCCTTTGAAATGCTGAGCATGCCAATCAGTGAAATCCCGTTGCTGGTCAGTCAGGCAAACCGAATAGAACAGGAGAAGCGCCACAATGGCTAATTTTGAACTTAAGGCGCTAATCACTGGCGTTGATCGCCTATCTCCAACTCTTTCGCGTATGCAGCGCAATATTCGGCAGCTTCGTCGCGTAACTGAGCGTGAGTCTGAAGGTGCTTTAGGTCTTGCAGCGGGGTTGACCGCGGGCCTTGCGATTACCGGTCGTGCTTATGCACAGCAGGAAGATGCCGCCATGGGGCTAAAGGTCGCAATGACTGAGGCCAACGGTCAGGTTGGTGACAGCTTTGAAAAGATCAATAAGCTTGCGATTGGCCTAGGTAACCAATTGCCTGGTACAACTGCCGATTTTCAGAACATGATGCAGATGCTGGTTCGTCAGGGTATACCTGCTGAGAACATTCTCGGCGGGGTAGGTAAGGCATCGGCATACCTCGCTGTTCAATTGAAGAAAACGCCGGAGGCAGCGGCAGAGTTCGCAGCCAAAATGCAAGATGCGACCGGCACTGCCGCGAAAGACATGATGGGATTATTCGACACGATCCAGAAGGCATTTTATCTGGGCGTGGACGACACAAACATGCTGTCGTTCTTTACCAAAACCAGCTCAGTCCTGAAGATGATTAACAAAGACGGCCTTGCCGCAGCGCGAAGTCTTGTTCCTATCGGGATTATGATGGACCAGATGGGTATGCCGGGAGAATCTGCAGGTAATGCTCTGCGTAAGGTAATTCAGGGGGGGCTGGATTTGAAGAAAGTGGCAGCCGCGAATAAATTGATGAGCAGAAAGGGAATCAGGTTAAATTTCACAGATGGAAAAGGTTCGTTTGGTGGGCTTGATAACCTGTTTAAGCAACTTTCCAAGCTAAAGAGTTTAACTGATGTGCAGCGAACAAGGATTCTAAAAGATATTTTTGGTGACGACTCCGAAACTCTCCAAGTGTTGAATGCTCTTATTGATAAAGGTAAAAGCGGATATGATGAAATTCAACAAAAAATGAATAAACAGGCTAGCTTGGATAAGCGTGTTGAGATGCAGTTAAGTACGCTTACCAATCTCTGGGATGCCATGACCGGCACAGCTACCAATGGTCTAGCAGCCATTGGTGGCGCGTTCTCAGGGGACATTAAAAATTTAACGTCATGGCTTGGAGATCTGGGTGAGAAATTCACTGTTTTCGCTGAGGCAAATCCAAGACTAATTCGCAGTGCTGTTGGCCTTGCTGCAGGTCTGGCACTTGTAAAGTTAGGTTTTTTGGGGGTTGGGACTGCGTTAGGGATTGTTAGCAGATTATTAGCAATGTCCCCTTTAGGATTGGTTCTTACCGCAATAGGCTTGGCGGCTGGTCTCATTATTTCCAACTGGAAAGAATTTGCTCCTTTCTTCAAATCGCTTTGGGATACAGTAGGCCCATACTTTGAAAGTGGCTGGGCGATTATGAAGAAGGCATTTGACTGGTCTCCTCTTGGTCTTGTGATTAATAATTGGGGGCCGATTGTCCAGTGGTTCCAAGACATGTGGGCAAAATTAAAGCCTATTATTGAATGGTTCACTGACGGATCTTCTGAAACCGTTAACGCCATGAATGCCGCGCAGTGGGGGACTGGTGGGTATGGTGCCTATGGTACCGGGGTGCCGAGTCCTGGCTATAACCAGTACCAGATCAAACAAGCAGGTTCGGAAAAACCAGAGGGAAGAATTACTGTTGAGTTTAAGGGCGCGCCAGCAGGCATGCGGGTTACAGATAGTCGATCAAACGGTATAGATATTAACCATGATGTTGGATACACAAGTATTGGTCGGTTCGGGATGGGTGGTTGATTTTATTTGGTAGTAACATTTTGACATACAGTGTTAATATCTAATCCCTGTTTCTAATGGGTTTTAGAATATGTCATATATTGATTCTAATTTAATCGGCAATGAGCAAGTTATTTATCGTGGCAATGTTACTTTATGGGCTTGGTTTCCATGGGTTTTTTGGGGAGTCCTCCTTGGGATACCGACCTTATTAGGTTTTTTATTGATACCTCTCGGCTACTTCATTTTACGTTCTAATGAGGCAGCAATAACAAATAAACGGCTGATCGCCAAATCGGGTTTGATTAAGCGTGATACAGTTGAAATACCAATAAAAAAATTGTCCAGCTTGCAAGTTAGACAAGGAATTTTAGGGCGATTACTTGGCTATGGCACCTTGGTTATAAGTGATGCCGGAACAGCTCATGCGCCAATCCGTTACATTAAAGATCCCATGCGATTTCGACAGCGTTTTTTCGAGCTCCAGGAAGAAGCCGAAACAAAGTAAAGAAATTACAATCTCATTAACCCGCCTCGGCGGGTTTTTTTATATCTGGAGTTTATATGGCGTGGAAAGACAGGTTACAGGACGCCTCATTCCGCGGCGTGCCTTTCAAAGTTGAAGATGAAGGGTCCCCTGTGGGCCGTCGAGTTGAAACCCATGAGTATCCCAATCGCGATAAACCTTACACGGAAGATCTCGGAAAGGTAACCACTCGCCCGTCATTTTCAGCATATGTTGTCGGTGATGACTGTTACGACCAGCGCGATCGCCTCATCGAGGCGCTGAACAAACCCGGACCCGGTACGCTTATCCATCCTACATACGGAGAAATGAGCGTTTGTGTTGACGGGGAAATCCGCGTCAGCAGCACGAAAACTGAAGGAAGAATGGTTCGCTTTGAACTTAAGTTTGTCGAGGCGGGTGAGCTTTCATTTCCCACATCGGGTGCAGCGACTGCACAGATCCTGACTTCATCATGTTCGGCCCTGGATGATTGCATCACCGACGGGTTCGAAGCGTTTGGCATGGATGGCATGCCAGATTTTATTCAGGGCGGCGTGGTTGAGCGGGCCAGCGGCATGCTGGGCTATGTTTCTGATGCTATGAAAATGGTGGACAGCTCTGTTTCTGACGCCGCCAGGCTGTTGCAGGGCGATATCTCCGTTCTTCTTCCTCCGCCATCATCCGGTAAAGGTTTTATCGATGCTCTTCAGAAAATGTGGCGTACCGGGAACAGGCTGTTCGGCAACACTGGCGACATCATCAGGATGATTAAAACCCTTTCTGGCATCAGCGTGGGGAAGGACCTTGCGCCTCGCGGCGTATGGAAAACAGAAAGCCAGAGCACGAAGTGGCAGACAGAACAAGGCAATATCGTTGCCGGCGCGATACGTACCACAGCACTGAGTGAAGCGGTCTACGCGGTATCGACCTTACCCACACCAGCGTTTGCTTCCCTTGCAGGACTTACCGGGCAAAGCCCGACCGTGGTGGCGAACGTGTCCCACCCGGCACTGATCAATACCGCTGCAAATACACCTAAACCAGATACGCCTTCCTGGGATGAGCTCACGGAAGTACGCGACACGTTGAATGTGGCAATAGAGCGCGAGATGAGCCGGACCAATGATGACCGTGTTTTCGTTGCGCTCCGTCGTCTGAAAGCGGATCTGAATGCAGATTTAACCCAGCGACTGCGGCAGGCTGACAAAACAATATCTGTTTTTCCTGTTGGTACAGAGCCTGCACTGGTGATGGCAGCACGCGTTTATGACGACGCCAGCCGGGCAGATGAAATCGTTCAGCGAAATCGCATTGCACATCCGGGCTTTATTCCCCTGCAACCCCTGAAAATATCCACGCGGCAACTGGCGTGGAGGGTAGATCCTCACGTTGAAACCGAAATAACGACCACAACCAGCGACTGGTTGCGATGGTCGACAGCTGTAGAGCAAGCCTGTTCATTAGGATTTTAGGAGTTTATATGTCTCAATTCAGCGTTGGTGATTCCGCTGTTAATCGCCTCACTGCGGCAACTGATTCTTTTGAAAAGGTGCTTACTGAACCTGAAGGCGTACTGGTGCAGATGCCTATAGGGCCGCCGCAACCCAGTCTGGCGGAGCGCCTGAAAAGGGCAGTAGATGCCGTAACACTTGAACCTGCAGAGTCCGCCGCGCAGGCCGCGATCTCTGCACAAAAAGCCGCGCTGGCTGAAGAACAGGCAAGGCAAAGCGCAGCAGAGGCGGCTGGCTCAGCAGCAGCCACGGGTTATGTGGCGCCGCCGTTCCCTGATGTATGGGCACCACTCAGTGACGATTTAAAAATGATTGCCGGGTATCCGGTAAACACGAAGCTGATTTCATTCGGCCGCGCATCGACTGCAACGTATATCGATAAATCAGGCGCGTTACAGACAGCAGCGATTAATGAACCCCGGTTTGAAAAAGAGGGCTTACTGATTGAGGGCCAGAGCACAAATTATTTTCGTTACTCCAGTGATCCCTCCCAATGGAAAAATACCGGAAGCACAGCATCTGCTTTGAATGTTTCAGTAATAAACGACGGGAATACTAAAGCGCCGACCGGGATGTTTACCCTGACTGCTGATAGTAGTGTGCTGACCCTCATAGGGCATACTGGCACGCCTATTCAGGTCGCGGTTGGGGATGTTGTTTCTGCCTCCTGTCGGGTCAAAATTCCATCCACTTGCCGGGTACGTGTGCGTTACGGTAATTCTCAGGGATATGTAACAGGCATATATTACGATTCTGTCGGAAACAGAATTGGAACGGAAGAAAAGACAATAAACAACTCTGTTGTGTTGGGCAGCGATGGATATCTCACGATAAAATCGTCCTACATTGTTGAATCTGCGGATGCCAATTTCTTCGTTTCATTCCTCGTTTATGATGCGAACAACGTAAATAATAATATCGCAGCCGGGGCAGTTTTCTATTTGCAAATGCCTCAGTCGGAGTTATGCGCACAATGTACCTCATTTATCCCCACATCGGCGTCGGTCACAACCCGCGCTGCTGACGATTGCTTCGCGCAACGCTCCGGCAATGACAACTATTTTGGCCCGGTAACTATTGCGGCTGAGGTTCACTGTAACGGTCAGACCGCAACGGACGGCGTCACATCAAGCCGTCGTGGCATTCTTGCCGCATATCCAACTACCACTGAATTCATCGTTATGATGGTAGACAGCACGACGGCAACCCTGGGTAAATATGCATTCGCATATGGCAGCGCAACGTTTAATTACTCAGGCAACCGAATTGATGACGGCCAGATTCATACGGTTTGTTCCCGGTCCACGACTTCCCAGAATCAGAGTTGTGTGGATGGAACGCAACTGACCAGCCCGACATCTGTATCCCGGCCAACACCCGGGACAACTTCCTCAGTCAATCAACTCTTTTATATCGGACGCGGAGCCGGTGCTACGGCCTCCGGGTCACGCATGCTTAACGGTCATATACGCAATTTGCGTATCTGGCACAGGGCGTTATCTGACATCCAAATGAAGGGCATCCGATGAAAGACATTTATCTTCGCTTCAGCAATGAAGCTGAAATGCGTGAGCAATTAATTAAATCGGGGTTTGGTGAAAACGAAGGCGAGTTTTTTCTTTCTGGTGTTTGTCTTGACGTCGTTGGCGTTATTTATTCTCAGCAGAATAACGATGCTGATAATCCTGAGTATATTGCTCAGCCAGGCTGGCATGTGAATATTCGCATTATCGAAAGTGATATCTCTCTTGATGAATTAATCCCCTTTGTTGTTGAACATAAATCACCTTCGCGCGTCTGGGCATAATTATGGATGACATCGTTACGCTTCGGGTAAATGGGCGGGAGTGGGGCGGGTGGACTTCGGTGAGGATCGGCGCGGGCATAGAACGGCTGGCGCGTGATTTCAGTGTTGAGCTTACCCGGCAATGGCCCGGCGAAAACAGTGATGGTTCTCTTCAGCCGAAAGTAAAAAACGGCGACAAGGTTGAAGTTCTCATTGGCAGTGACCTGGTGATTACCGGCTGGGTTGAAGCCACACCTGTGAGATATGACGCAACGTCGATCAGTGTCGGCATTTCCGGGCGTAGTTTGACAGCCGATCTCATTGATTGTGCAGCTGACCCCACACAATTCAGCGGACAGTCACTCGTGCAGATAGCCGCCGCGCTGGCCAAACCATTCGGCATAGAAGTGGTGAACGCCGGGGCACCGTCAGGAGCTATTCCAGGCGTTCAGCCTGATCATGGCGAAACAGTGATCGAAGTTATCAATAAAATGCTCGGCCATCAGCAGGCTCTGGCTTATGACGATCCGCGCGGGCGTCTTGTCATTGGCAGCATCGGTTACACCCGGGCGACAACTGCGCTGGTGCTGGGACAAAACATCCTGACATGCGATACAGAAAAGAGTATCCGGGAGCGTTTTTCCTCATATCAGGTGTCCGGCCAGCGTGCCGGGAACGATGATGATTTCGGTGCGGCCACAACCACAGCACTGAGGGCGAAAACAATTGATGCGTCTATTACCCGTTACCGGCCAATGGCCGTTCAGCAAACTGGCCAGGCAACTGGCGCCAGTTGTATAGCGCGTGCCGAATTTGAAGCGCGCCAGCGCGCAGCACGTACGGATGAAACCACATACACGGTGTGGGGCTGGCGGCAGGGTGACGGAACGTTATGGCAACCAAATCAGAGAGTGATTGTTTTTGATCCTGTCTGCGGGTTCAACAATGCCGAGATGTTGATCTCGGAAGTTACGTTTTCAAAAGGCGTTAGCGGACTGGACAGTAACGGGACGATAACAGAGCTAAGGGTGGGGCCGCCTGATGCTTATCTCCCTGAACCTGAAGATCCTGATAAGCGCCGGAAGAAAAAAACCAGTGATGAGGCACCTTTCTGATGCGTGGATACCAGACTCTTCAGCGGCAGGTGCTTAACCTCATTTGCCGTGCTGTCGTAAAAAGTGTGGATGCCGTAAAAAAATGTCAGGTAGTGGATCTTGAACTCATCGCCGGCGAACAGAAAAGCAGTATCGAGCATCTTGAACCGTATGGATTTACATCCAAAGCCCAGGCTGGTTCTGAAGCTCTGGTGTTGTTTCCTGATGGCGATCGCTCTCATGGCGTGGTGGTGGCTGTTTCAGATCGCCGGTACCGCATAAAGGGGCTGAAGGACGGTGAAGTCGCACTCTACGATGACCAGGGACAGTCAGTCACGCTGACGCGCAGCGGCATTGTCGTCGACGGAAAAGGCAAACCCATTCTGTTCAAAAACGCTCCGAAAGCGCGGTTCGAGATGGATATCGAGGCGACCGGGCACATCAGGGATCTTTGCGATTCAGTCGGCACGACGATGTCATCAATGCGGATAACATATAACGGACACCGCCACAAAGAGAACGGCCAGGGCGGCAACACAGACACACCGAGTCAAAACATGGGGGCTTAGCATGGAACTCTGGCTTACGGTCAATGGCCGTCGTGTCAATGCGAATGCATCGCTGGACCGTCTTACCCGCGCTGTCGTTATCTCTCTCTTCACCTGGCGGAGAGCAGGTCCGGATGACGAGGCTGATGTGCCAATGGGGTGGTGGGGGGATACATGGCCGATCGCCCAGAATGACAGATATGGATCCCGCCTCTGGTTGTTGCAGAGGAAGAAACTAACGAATCAGACAGCACTTGCGGCCAGATCCTATATTCGTGAAGCGTTGCAATGGATGGTCGATGATGGACTGGTCTCGCGTATCGACCTGCTTATTCAGCGCACCGGCATCAACGAACTGGGAAACAGCGTAACGCTCTGGCGCCACAACGAACCCACCACTATTTCTTTTGATGATTTATGGAGTGCGATCACAAATGGCTGACAGTGAATTTCAGCGCCCTACGCTGGCTGAAAATATCAGCATGCTGCGCACGGATTTATTCGCACGTCTTGATGTCAGCGACACGCTGAGACGTATGGACGAGGATATCAGGGCAAAGGTTTATGCCGCGGCGCTTCATACTGTTTATGGCTATATCGATTATCTTGCCATGAACATGTTGCCGGATTTATGTGATGAAGAGTGGCTTTACCGGCATGCAGCCATGAAACGATGCCCGCGCAAACCGCCCACCGCGGCATCCGGCTTTATGCGCTGGGATGGGGTGGCGAACGGGATTAAAGTTGTCTCAGGCTCGATTATTCAACGGGATGACTTGGTTCAGTATACGGTAACCGCCGATGCAACCAGCGCTGGTGGCGTATTACGGGCACCGATGATTTGCAATACCGCAGGTGCGGTCGGCGAGACTGATGATGGCGTCGCTCTTTATCTGGTTACCCCTGTTAATGGTCTGCAATCTGCTGGGGTGGCCGATTCTGTTTCTGGCGGCTTTGATATTGAAGAACTTGAGACGTGGCGGGCTCGTGTACTCGAGCGCTATTACTGGGTTCCGATGGGCGGCGCCGATGGCGACTATGTTGTCTGGGCTAAAGAAGTTCCGGGCATTACGCGAGCCTGGACATACCGGCACTGGATGGGGACCGGAACGGTCGGCGTCATGGTCGCCAGTAGCGATCCCATTAACCCAATCCCGGACGCGGAAACAGTCTATGAAGCGAAAGCGCATATTGTACCTCTGGCACCCGTAGCGGGTTCTGACCTTTACGTGTTTGCGCCTGTCGCCCACAGCATTGATTTTAGGATCAGGTTGATACCGGATACTCCGGAGGTGAGGGCGGCAGTTACCTCAGAGTTGCGTTCGTTTTTGCTGCGGGATGGTTATCCGGATGGCGAGCTGGAACTGTCCCGAATCAACGAAGCAATTTCCATTGCTGCCGGTGAGCACAGTCATGTGCTTGTTTCGCCAGCTGCGAATGTGAAAATTGCCAGGAACGAGCTTGCAGTGCTGGGGAACCTCTCATGGACATAACCGATGACGACTATGTGAATTTGCTGTCTTCGCTACTTCCTCCAGGGCCTGCATGGTCTGCCGATGATCCGGCAATAGCTGGCGCAGCTCCGTCACTGCGCCGGGTTCACGAACGCGGCAATGCACTTATGCTCGAAATTGATCCCCGAACCACTACGGAGTTAATCAACCGTTGGGAGAAATGTTGCGGCCTGCCGGACGAATGCATCCCATCTGGTACACAGACGATTCGCCAGCGGCAGCAGCGGCTTGATGCAAAGGTAAACCTAACCGGTGGCATTAACGAAGAATTCTATCTGCAGCAACTGGCAGCTCTGGGTAAGCCTGACGCCACGATAACCAGGTATGACAAAGGCCCGTTTAACTGCACTTCAGCCTGCACGGCCGGGGTTTACTCAAACGAGTGGCGATATTACTGGCAGGTAAACATGCCCGCAGGGACTGATACCACATGGATGACATGTACTGATAACTGCGAATCAGCGATCCGCACCTGGGGCGACACGGTTGCCGAATGCGTCATATCAAAACTCTGCCCTTCCCACACCTACGTAATTTTCAAATATCCGTAACGGAGACATTATGCATCGCATTGATACAAGCACTGCACTGAAGGATAAATTCGGTGTGGGCAAGAATGGTTTTACCCGCGGAAATCCGCAAACCGGTACACCGGCCACTGATCTTGATGATGATTTTTTTGACATGCTCCAGGAAGAGCTGGTTGGTGTGGTTGAGGCGGCTGGCCTCGCGCTTGATAAAACAAAGCATGACCAGTTACGCATGGCGCTGCCCCTGTTTCTTGGCCTTAAAGATGCTGCGAAACGGGCCGTAGGGACAGGCGCAAACCAGATACCTGATATGTCAGCATTTGAATATGTGGGAAATACTACCGCCGGTTATCTGAAGTTGCCGAACGGCTTTAAACTGCAGTGGCTGGAAACCTCGGGAAAGGTAGCAGCAGGAACAACCGGCGCCGCATACTGGACATATCCATTTTCTGTCTGTTTGTTTGCTATAGCGGTCCCCGTTGCTGTTACGCCGAATACGGTAGCCGGAAACGTTGTTGCGGGGGCGTTTTCAAACGCAGCTGTAGAGCTGCATAACTGGGGTCAGATTTCTGCAGCTGCACGCATTATAGGAATTGGGCGATGAGCGAATTTTACTATTCAGCAATTACAAACGGTGCGTATCCGGAAAGCGATATTGAATTGTATAAAGCATCCGGCGCCTGGCCGGATGATGCAGTGTTAATGCCAGCTGAAGTATTCCGGGAATTTTTCATTGAGCTTCCACCGGATGGAATAATGCGCGCTGGCGGTCCACAGGGATTGCCGGTCTGGGTAGACATTCCGTCCCCCACTAAGGAGCAGTTGATTGCACAGGCTGAGCGTCAACGCTCATCCCTTAGAAGCGAGGCTGATAATGAAATAGCCTGGCGGCAGGATGCGGTTGATCTTGATATGGCTACTGAGAAGGAGGCGGCAGATCTGCTGGCATGGAAAAAATATCGTATCCAGATCAACAGGGTTAACACTGACACTGCTCCTGACATTAACTGGCCAGCTAAACCTCAGTAACAGTTATTGTTAGACCGCTTCGTAATGATCTCCTTCCTCTGCAAAAACTCTGTATACAAATACAGTAGAAGAAGGAGGTCATGTGCCGCGCCTGTCTGATATCCGTCCAGCGTTCTACGCTGCACTACGCATCGGCCCGAAAGGGAAACGCACCGTCGCTACGGTTGATTCTGTCCGTCACATGGCGTTAGTAAAGGTAATATAAAGAAAAAAAGCCCGCACGGGAGCGGGCAAATAGCCCTTAGAAATGTTATCAGTCCTACGTTCATGACGCAGGTAAAAACCATATCGGTAAAGCTGGCCTTTTCTTTAGTAAAATCCATTGCAAATCAAAATGTTCATTTAGTAGAGGTTAGGCTAAGAAGGCATTAATGATGAGTAATGGCTTTGTAATGACGTAGGTGGTGTGTGATTTTTTTCAATTAAAACAAATAAATAAACTTTTTTATGGTTTTTTTATAAAGTTTCAAATCGGCCTGACGATAACTTGTAGTGACACAGGCACGCCTGGCGTAATAAACCCAAAAGGAAAATTTTATGGCACAAGTTATCAACACTAACAGCCTGTCGCTGTTGACTCAAAATAACCTGAACAAATCTCAGTCTTCCCTGAGCTCTGCGATTGAACGTTTGTCTTCTGGTCTGCGTATCAACAGCGCAAAAGACGACGCCGCTGGCCAGGCGATTGCTAACCGCTTTACCTCTAACATCAAAGGCCTGACTCAGGCTTCCCGTAACGCCAACGACGGTATCTCCATTGCGCAGACTACTGAAGGCGCGCTGTCTGAAATCAACAACAACCTGCAGCGTGTTCGTGAGCTGTCAGTTCAGGCAACCAACGGTACTAACTCCCAGTCTGACCTGGACTCCATCCAGAATGAAATCACTCAACGTCTGAGCGAAATCGACCGCGTATCTGGTCAGACTCAGTTCAACGGC